CAACTTCTTCGTCACCAGTTACTTGTTTTGCGAAATGTGACTCGATAACGATGCCAACTTTTTCAGCGAATTGTTCTTCGCTTTCGAAATCGATACCTTCAACGAGTGATTTCAGTTTTTCGACCTGAGTGTCTGCGAGGTCACGAGCAGATTCACGAATAATCGTTTCACGCTTGTAAACTTCGAGTTCTTCAGATGTGTCGATGACTTTCTGAGTAGTTTCGTTGAGACGTGTCTCAAGTTCTTCTACTTGTTCAGCCAATTCGTCAACTAGGTCAACTTTGGATTCTGGAACGTCAATGTAAGACTCTGTGAAGAGGTCTTTCATTTTTTCCATGAAAGTCTCGGCAATTTCAGTGCGGAGACCGCTCTGGATTGCAACTTGATTTTCTTCCATCCAAGTTTCAACTACATAGTTTAGGTAGCTGTCTACTTTTTCTACAAGGTCAGATTTCGTAGAAGCAATTTCTTCTGCGAGTTCTTCCTTATACTGTGTTTCGATACGGTCAATTTCTTCTGACAGTTTCGATTTTACAGCTGCTTCAAAAATAACTGCGGTTTTAGCTTTGAACTCATCGCTGAGTGTAGCTTCAGACTCGACTAATGCGTTCAGTTCAGCAGTAGTGTCAACACTCGTTTCCACGATTGAATCTTCTTCTACTGTCACATCTTCGCCCATCATTTTGTCGTATGAAGCTGCAAGGTCTGCTTTTTTCATACCGTGCATTTTCATAGACATTGCATTAATCATGCCCGCTTTCGTTTTTGGAGCAGGAGCTTGTTTTGCTTTGGTTGCGTCACCTGCCTTATCAACAGATGCGATTGAATCTTCTTCATCAGTCGCATTTGCGTCAGGTTTCCCTTTAGGAGCAGGGGCACTACCTTCTTCGAGAGTTTCTTCCACGATTTCGTCTGTTACTTCATCGTGGAGTTCAACTTCCTGATTTACTTCTTCAGTCATATTTGACTCCTTACATACTAGATTTTAGTAACGAGAGGAAATTCTTAAACTCTCGAACACTTGTCTCATATAAGACAGGTTTCGGAGCGTTTTTAATTTCAGTCTCCATTTGTTCAATTACCTGAGGCTTGAGAACGCCGTTATCCCAAATCCAATCAACACCTTCCATGATTCCATTAACAAATGCGTCTGGTGCTGATGGGTCTTGCACGATGTCAACCGTGCTAAGAATAAAGTCGTCTTTGACGACCATTGCGCCGTTCTTCTGCTCAAGGCTACCCATACCACGAGTTGACACGCCTAGTTGCACACCACCGTCAAGGAGACCTTTAACAATCTTACCCATTGGAGTATCCAATATTTGTGCCTTTCCTACCACATCATTACCCTCAAACTTGAGGTCAGTGATGAGGTGAGAAACTTTATCAAGGTTAACAGTCGGGCCTTCAGGGTGATTCAACTCACCTACGGCACGTTTTTTGCTAACCTGTGTATCAACGTATTGTTTTACCGCTCTTTCCATAATTGCTTTAGGGTAAACACGTCCGTTGCGATTCTTTTTATCTGTCTGCGCGAAAACGCCTTCGATGACGTAATTCTTCTCGCCATCTTCTTTCTTCTCCACAATACATTGTAGAGTGTCGTTTTCAGTAAATTCTGTAATTAACTTCATGTTAATTCCTTTACTACTTTCATCGCAGACTTCTCTGCGTCCTTCTGAGACTTAAAAGCGTCTAGACGGTCACCGTCAATATATACGACAAAAGGCATATTGCCTTTCTCTTTCGTAATCATTATAGGGATTCTCTTGACCTTCTTATCAAAGACCACATCCCCTTTTGGCTTACGTCCTGCAAGTTCTGCCAGAAGTTCTTTATATGTTTTCATAGTATTATTTATACGAATAATGTTTTTAAGAAGAGTTTTTTATTACTCTTCAGAGTCATTTTCTTCCACATCATCGTCTAATTGTGCAAGAATTTCTTCATCTTCGTCCATGACTTCTTCTACGGCATCAAGTTCTTCTTCAGATACTTCGAGTTCGTCTTCAATCTCTTCGTCTGTGATGTCCAAATCTTCGTCAGCATCAGTCTCAAGACCTTCAGGACTATCGTTGAAGATTGCCTGTGCGGTAGCAATACGTTGTGCTTCTAACGCATCTGCCATCTTATCTTGGACAATACTTTGGAATGAACCTTCTGCTTTGTTCAGGTCACCCGCAGTGATTTGATTAATTAGTTCTTCAACCGCACTAGGTTCTACGGTTTCAACTTCTTGTTCAAGTGTTTCTGTTTCACTCATTTTTAGATTTCCTCTTGGTTTTCATCTTCGTCAACGACGGAGTTTTCGCCTTCGACTTGTTTTTTCATTTCTTCGATGTCTTCGTCTGACATCATCATTACGTTTTTCATAGCCCATTCACGAGAAAAGTATTCACCAACATACTGTGATACTTGGTCAAGCGTTTGCAGACGGTTCTGCAACAATTCTGCATTCTTTAGTTCAGTGAAGTGATTATCTCTTTGGAAGTCAATAGTGATATGACTTTTCCATTGTTCCCAGTCTTGTTCGGTGATGATACCCTTGAGAATAAGTTGTTTCTTCAGAATACCAGTGAACAGAGTTGAGAAACGTTTGCGGAGACGGTCAATAAACTTCTGGAACTTAACTTCGTCCCGTGAAATCTCGGTTGACCGACCCAAAGAGAACTGCGCTTCTTGTTCCAAACGGTTGATTGGAACATTCAATGACCGATACATTCTTTTCTGGAAATACATGATATCATCAATCTGTCCAAGGTTTTCACCGCCAGGCAGTGTAGAGATTTCAGTTCCTCTACCACCCTCACGGCGTGGCAACCAGAAGTCTTCCAACATGGACATATGTTTTCGGTCATCTTTCAGTTGTCCCGTATTCGAATCGTAAACAATCTTATTACGGTAACGAGACATAATGTCTTTCATATATGCCTCTGATTTATTACGAGGCATATTACCAACATCGATATAGAAGATACGGCGCTCAGGCGCACGTGCGAGACGATAGATGACAAGACTGTCTTCCATCATACGAAGTTGGTTGATTGGTTTGAGTGCCTTATGGAGATAGGATACGACCTGTCTTCTACTAGGGTCAAGGAGACCCGACGATACATAAGACACTGAATCAGGAGAAAGTTTTACGCCTTGGTTCTGACCAGCTTTCTCTTGATAAATGTAAAACTCGTTGACCTTCTCGACAATCTTTGCGCCTGTCGCTTGGTCTTTTTTATACTTGACTTCTTTTACTTTACGAATCTTTGCGGCATCAATCGTTCTGATTTCTTGAATACCTGCTTTGAGATTACTTTCATTGACTACAAGGTGATGATACAAACGACCATCAACATAGAATGAACGGAAGATGTCATGACCCAGTTCACTAAACTTCAACATACTATAAATGTTATTGAACTCTTCGGTCATAGTTTTCTTGATGGTATCTTTAGCATCTACTTCATCAAGGTTTAGTTCACAGGAGATACCCATTTCCGAACCAACAATGGATTCGTTTACGATGTCTTCGACTGCGGCATCTACTTCAGGATGAGATGCGACACCACGATATTTTAGGATAAGTTGTTGGTTGTCTTTTGCTTGTGCGCCATCCATGTCAATGTATTGACCATAGTGACTACCAGAAGCAGTAACATACCCCGCACCATCTTCGTCGGTGGGAGCAACAATCGATTTTAATTTTTCCTGTTCTTTAGGTTTTTCTTGCGCTCGTTTAATTTCGAACCCAAATAACTTAAAGATACTATTGTCCTGTTCTGCCATAATTATCCTATCAAGTAACTTATAGTATGAGGAAGGGACTCTTCGCCCCTTCCCCCTTACTTATAACCAGATTAACTGGTTGTGTCTGATTCCCAGTATTGAACTTGGAACTCAACGGTGAACTCTTCCACTTGGTCTACTGTGTCGTAGCTAACATCAATAGCAGCGATGTTAGTTGGGAAACAACCACGGAAGTTGTATTTCTTCACAACACTTTCGTCACGGTCAAGTTGCTCAACCACGAGGTCTGCTTGATAATCCACTGGATTGGTCAAACCTGTATTTGATTGGTGAGCATTGATACCGTTCATCCAACGTTCCATAGCATTACGGATGTTGAAGTCGGTGTCGTTCAGAATGGTCACTTGCCAAGTTTCAAACGTGCGGTCACCAGCGATTTTCAACTGACGGCCACGGAATGGGACTTCGATTACATTCATTATCGATGCTGGCAACTGAGCAGACTTACACAGGAATGATGTCAGTTCGACATCACCGCCTGCATAGCCTGGAAAGTTGACAGTGGCTTTGAAGAGATTGGGACGTGCGCCCCCGCCTCTGAGTTTTGACTTAAAGTCGTCTACGCCTAAGATTGCCATTTTTCCTTACTCCCTTAAACTGTGCCAACTACTTCTTCAAACTCTACACCAGTTCTAACTGCGACAAAGTTCAGTGTCACATAGTTGATAGAACGGGCAGGTTTGATGAAGATGTTTGCGATGAATTCATTGCGGTCAACAACAGCAGGAGTGTTATTCGTTTCGTCACAGACGACACGGAAGTCAGTGATACCACGACGACCCTGAATCTCACGAAGGAATGGTTCAACGATATTGACAAATTCGGCACGAGTAAACTCGTCATTGAATTCAAACATTACGTTGCGACCTGCGATTGCGATTGCGCGCTCGATACCGAGGAACAAACGGCGGACATTGATGCGGTCAAATGCCGATGGACGAGACGAGTTAGTCTTGTCACCGAAAAGCATGATGCCTTCGCCTGGAATGTTTGCAATCGGATTGATACCTGCTTTATACAAGGTATCTCTTTCTGACTTGGTTGGCGACAGAACGATATCGGTGATACCCAGATAACGTCCACGACGAGAACCAGCAGGAGAGAACCAAGGTGCAGCAACCAAGTCAGTTGCGGCCATCAGACCAGCAGTGCTTGATGCAGCAGGGATTTTGATGTATTGGTCGTTATACTTGTCAAAGACCTTCAGATAGTTGTTGTCTTGAACAAGATAGGTTGACTTCGTGTATGCACCATTGTTAGTAACGACAGCAGCGTTAGTTCCAACAGTGATTGCAGCATTCCGTGAAGGAGAAGCAACAGCAACACAGTCTTTACGGAGAGACTCCGCAGTAGCAACCAAGTCATTGACGACAGTGGCGGCATTGGTATTACTAATCGATTCAGGAGCAATCAAGAAGTCAATCTCGATGTTGTCTTTGTCTTCGAACTTATCGAATCCGCGAAGGACATCATCAGTTCCCAGAGTGCTTGAAGAAACACCAGAAGCGAAGTCCCAAGTAACTTCAGCACCAGAAGCAGCGGCAAACGATGCAGCAAAGTCTTCACCAGTTGCGGTTGCGTTTGCGCCCCAGTTCGTGCCAACAAAGTCACTTACGCTTGCGGAGTCAGCAGTGTGTAAATCACCAGCATAGACCCACTGGGAACGAAGTTTCAGAACATCTTTGTAGTAGTTCGTAGTTCCGTCAGATGCTTTTGCGTTTGCAGCAACTGACAAGTATGGGAAGGTTTCGAGGACAGTGCCAGCCGTTCCACTAATCGTTCCGTCTTGGTCAATAACAGCGACATGAATCTCGTCGTTAGAACCACCAAGTCCAGATACAAATGAGGACGTGCCAGGCGCACCGTCAAAACTCGAACTGTATGTCCAAGTATCGAAACCAGAACTGTCTGTCCCAGTAGCGCAGATTGATACACGGAGACCGTTACCAAGTTCGCCTGGGTATTTTGCGATGAATGCGCCATCAGAACTATCGAGAGACAAGTCTTCGAAAGCATCAAGGTTATTGATGGTCTGTGCGCCAAGTGACCCAAGATTTGAGTTGTTAGCGACAGCATTCACAGCATCAGAGTCGGCTTCACGGACGACATACAATGCGTTTGAATATCTTAAAAAATATGCGGCAGAATGAAAATCTACCGTATTTGAAGTTGTTGGCGCAGAAAAGGTGCTAACAAGACCCGACTCATCCGAGACGAGAGTTGCTTGACCTACTGGCCCCCAACCAAAGTTCCCCACAAATGCACCAGTAGAAGTTTGAACATTAGGGACTACGCCCGTTAAGTCAATTTCTTTTACTGTTACAGCAGGAGAAGCAGAGGGTGTAAAAAGTGCCATAACTTTTTCCTTTTTCGTTATCTAATTATAAGTTATCATAATACGGTAGTTGTTCACATACCTTTATTTATACTTATTATTATTTTACCAATCTTCGACACCAATATCAGCGCCTTGGAAGGTATGCCATCCTTGTTCTTGGACTATATCCTGTTGTTCCGCATAATCTAATCCGTCATCAATGAATCCTACAGGCGGCACATCATCTTCGATTTCTTTCATTTTCTTCGCAAACATCATCTCTTTTAGATTAATGTCGGTCATATCAGAGAAGTATTGTGTAGAAATAAAGTATCCAAACATAACTAGGTTCATCATCAGGTCATCGTGGTTACCATCTGATGCCTCGTATGACTGTCCTTTTGACACAAATGTAGAGATTTCAAGGATTGAGTTCTCATCACAAATCTGTAGTTTATTATTTTCAAGAACATCTTTGATTGATGAACAACCCAGTCTCTTGACCTTTCTATTCATCTCGATACCAATACGGTTTGCTTTCACCGCAGATTCCATATGGATGTTGTCATACTCTAAGTCTTGATATAGTCCGTTACATACTACTTGTCCTGAATCATTTGATTCAATAATTACATATGATTCATTGTAGAGGTTTGCATACTTATATATAATGTTAGGAAAGAGTAATGGAGATATAGTGTTATTGCGATACACGGCCACTTGTTTAAAAGGTCTTGCGCCAATGTCGATTACCGTAAAGGTTGAATAATCCTGTCCTCTTCCCTTTGACACATCAACCGTCATGATATATTCGTGATTTTGTTGTGGTTTCTCATAGACCAGTAGGTCGCCGCCTTCAAGAACATCTGTGGGTGGTTTAGCACGAAATGATAGCAACGTCTCGGCGTTGATGAGTGTATCACCTGTTCCAAAGAAGGTGTTACCGAACTCTTGGTCGAACTGTAACTGAGAAGTGTTTGCGACAGTTTGTCTCTTCCACTCTTCGTCCCTGCCTGGCACGTCATACCAGTTTACGGTAAATGGTGCAAACTCGTTTACTTTTTGGACTGCCCCTTCCCAAATCTTATGGAAAGTATTTCCGATTCCATTTGCAGTCGAAGTGATAATGACTTTAGTTTCTTTACCAGCAGAGATAACTGGATAGGTCGAAGTATAGAACTCATTCGCTCTTTCAACAAACGCAAACTCGTCAAGAAATAGTAGATTGACAGACATACCACGAATGGAACTACCGCTTGTAGCACTGGCGATAATACGAGAATTATTACTAAACTCAATAGAACCTTTGTTGAGAGCCTTACAACCAGGCTGTAAAAAGAACGGAAGATTCTCGAGCATGAGCGTAACACGCGAGAGCATCTCTCTTGCAGTCGCTCCTTTGTTTGCGAGAATTGCAATTGTTTTCTCTGAATGGAAACAAGCATACCATAATAGGTAACCGACAGAACTAATTGACTTACCCGATTGACGACACGCCAAAACAATCGAAAATCTGTTTTCATTAAAGTGTTTGAACATTTTCTCTTGATAAGGATATAGACTAAATGGGACTAATCCTTCGTCAAGAGAAATAACTTTTAGGTAAGTTTTACAGAAGTATACAGGGTTATTAGAACACTTGACGTATTCCTTGATTTCTTCTTCTGTAAATTGATGTTGAACACCGTCACGCTTGACATTTATATTGCCAAGATACGATTCATTCTGATTCTGGTTCTGCATCAATCACCACTCCCGACTCTTGTTGTATGAGTCGTTGCAAGTCTGTAGTCGTGCCTACAAACAGATTGTTCGTGGTGTTACCTAATTGTTTAGGTTCATCCTTCTTGTTAATGTCTTTGTTTTTCTTATTCAAATCCATCAACTTATCGTTGATGTCTGCCATGTTTTTCATCATGCCTGACAAAACTTCAAACGCACGAGGATGCTCAGACTCACGAGCAACTTCAATCATTAATTCCAAACTCTCTTGACCTTTTGCTAAAAGATTGTAATATGTATCACGAGAGTATTCGTAGTCGTCTTTTAAATTCTTTTCTTCTTCACTCATTAAGCACTATCCAAAATGGTTTCTGTAAACCCATAATCACTATCAGCATCTACAGAGGTTGGGTCTGGTGTTATTTTTAGTGTCTGTAAATACACATCACTATCCGCGAGACCAGCCTCTTGTAAATAGAAGTTATTTGTAACATCACGAATGATTTTACCCTCACCTTCGGGGCCATACAATGAGATTTTCATCTCAAAGTCTAAGGTATATACAATCGTTCTGCGTTGTTCTACTGCACCTTCAAAATCATCCGAAAAGGTTGTGCCTGATATAGTAATCGGAACATCTTCGGTAAGTGTATCTATATCCGCAAATGGTTTAATAGTCACTGTGTATTGTGGTGCGAAGTATGGTAAGATTTGTTCTACAACCTGTAATGCATCATCCTGTGACTTTGCATAGATGTTTAGTTGGAACGAAATCGTGTATGGTGTTGCTGTATAGATTCTCTGTCTTGATGTGACACTACCACTACTCAATGCCTTCGAGATGTTATTAATCTTTGGAAGTTGTCGTGTCGCATCATATTGCATATTCGTAATCTCGAAGGACATACGAGGTAGTTTGATTGCGACCCTACGTTCTGCATCTTCTCCCTTATTCATCTCTTCGATACGAGAAAGGAAGTTTCTCTTAGGTGCATAGGACAGAGGAACTTTGACTTGGGAGATAGTCTCACCCGAACTATTCTGACGAAGCACATACAGGTTATTGAACAGTGACCCAAATACGGACACCGCAGTTCTTACTCTTTTGTGATAAAACCAAGTTCCAAACATTAACCAATATCTCCAAATGGATTAGACTCTGAGAAGTCTAGGAAGTCTGACTCAAAGTCATTAAATACTTGATTCTGTGCATCCTTCTGAATCTCTTGTAGTTCCTGAACCAACGTTGGTGTTGCGACAGCACCAGAGGTCTGACCTTCAAGTGTATTGTTTGTTGTAAAGGTATGGAACTTACCATCAGTTGCACCTACGTGGGCAACCTGTAAGATATTATCTGAGTCTGACCAGTCAGTGACTTCACCTTTCATATCATATGTATCAAATGCTTGGATGATAGTTTCGCCAACAGTAAAACCAACTGATGAGGAATCCATCGTCAAGGCATATTGGAATGCGCTCTCAACCTCAATCGCATCAATCCCCGCAATGTCTGTATCAAAGTCTTCATCATTGTATTCAAACAGTTCACACTGCATACGGAATGTAGGAAGATTGCTGAGTTGATAGAATGGTGTTTCTGTTTCTACACGACGAATCTCAAAGATTGATTCGGATAGAGAAAGATAAATCAGGTCACCCTCTCTTGGACGGAAGTTCGCTTCGTCCAGACGAGAACCAATAAGTTGTTTCCATCTTTTTCTTGAAACAATAAAGTTTGCTTGGTCTCTTAGTTCAATACCAAACTTTGTGAACAGGTCACCTTCTCCATCAAACGCTTCGGTGTTCTCGATATACATCTCCACCTTATAGGCAGAACCGAAACGTGATGGAACATCATCAAGAAAGATAGAATCTTTGTTGACGACTTCTCTTGGGAGATAGTATACATCCTGACCATACATTTTGAGGGCTTCAATAATGATGTCCTCATAAAGTGTTTGTTCAGAACGAACGCCTTGTTTGAAATATGGGTTCGTTGCCATCTAATTATCCCACAAAGAAATCTGGTGGTGTATCATACTCATTATATATTCTCTGACGTGTAGTCTCAATTTCTTGTCTTGCGTCCTCGATGATTTGACGACCATTCAACTGAACACCGCCTGGCAACTGCATACCTTCAAACTTGATAAGGTTTTGTCCCCATTGTTCTTTGATGAGTGCTGTCGCATATTCTTTTAAGAACATATTGTCATAGATTTTACCCGTATTGTTTGGGTCTGATGCGAAATATGCTTCAATCATAATTACATCGCCAGCTTGTAAGTCGCCTTTAGAACCAGCAATATCACCCCAGATATTCAAAGTATTACCATTACGGTTGAACTGAATCTGTGGATGACCTGTTAGTTTCATATCGATAGTGGTGAGATACTGTTGCATCTGTTCATAGTATGCTAGGTCACCAATACCTGTCTGTAAGTCCCATAGGTCATTCAGACGCATCTGATACTTCACATCAAAGAAGTTTACGCTTGATGTTGAATCATCAATAGGAAGAACACGGACAATACTTAAAATACTATCAGCAAAGGGTTGGACAGGAGTTGCATCTAAATCAAAATCGATTAATCCACGGGTTATCATATCTTGTGTTATGGTAACAGAAAAATATGACCTGAAACTACCTTCTGCAACATATTCGTTAAAAAGTTGTAAAGCATCATTGATACGGTCTTCAATCTGTTCGTCATCCACATTGATTTCAATCACAGGATGTCCGAGTCTACGAAGACAATAATCGATAAAATCTGTTCTATTTCTAATTCTTGTATAACTTGACATATTTCTATTTATCCTTAGTTTAACAGTGTGCCAGAGTTATTGTAAACATTGATTCTGTAGTAAGAACCTTCTTGTCCGTCTAATGTATCTGCATCTAGCCCAGATGCATCCCCATCCACAGTCTTGATTGCGGTCAATAGTTCATTTGCCGTTGAGTATGTTTCGTTGAATGAGATAACGCCTGTTGATGGAGTATAGGATATATCACCCGTAGAACTAATGGCATATCTGGATGTGGTAATGGTTCTCGCACTATCATAATATAGATTAGTAGAACCTTCGGTCAGATTGTCAGTAGTCTTAGACCCAAAGTCGGAATCAAAATTTGATTTGACATATGATGTAACACCCGTAAGACCAGAACCATCCCCAGAGAAAGCATTCGCTGTCATCGTCCCTGCAATGTTTACGTTACCAGAACCATCCTTACCAACCAATGTCCCTGTAGTTGGAAGAGTCACACTGGTCGAACCTGTTGTTGTTAAAGTGAGACTGTTTCCACCCACAGTCAATAAGTCGCCTGTAAGACTCAGAACCCTATTCGCATTATTGACATCAAGTGTTAGTGTTCTATCAGCAGAAAGAACGGGACTTGCGTTATTAGAAACGATACGTGTCTCAAATGTTGATGTCGTAATATCTCTCAGACCAAAAGTCGTAATGTCTGTAATCGAACCCTGAGTGATAGATGGCGTATTTATGACAGGTGACGTAAGAGTCTTATTTGTAAGAATCTCAGTTCCCGTTAAAGACGCAACCGATAGACCACCACTGATTGCAGTGTTCAACTGACCCAGTGTCATACGAATAGTATTGTTACTGAAGTCAATCGTTTTATTCGTTAATGTCTGTGCGGTTGCTACCGTAGCGGTAAAGGACGAGTCAATACTAATCGTCGGTGTTGCAGCATGGGCCGAAGCGCCAGTAATACTAAGCGAACTATCCGTAAGAAGGTCTTTTAGATAGTCCCCACTCGTTCCTGAGTCAAGCGGCATTGTTGCCTCGGCAGTCTCGATGATACCGATAACCGCAATAGAGTCAATCGCACTTGTAGCGAACGATGTGTTTAAGAATGAACTTAGTTTTACTGACATCTTCTTTCCTTATTTTATGCCTGTGCCTCTGACCATCTCAAAAGACAACTTGCGTCTGATGTACCTGATGTCAAGAATACATTGATAACAAGAACGTCTGAACCGTCTGGGTATTTGAAGTCACCACCCAAAGGCGCGCCAGTTAATTCTTTCAAAGCTGATAGGTCAAGAGATGACGTAACAGCATCACTTCTACTCGTATCCGCGATATACGCAAATACTTGTTCGCCAGGCACAGCATATGATGGAGAACCAGACTTCCACGTGATACCACCAGCATCCACAACCTGAGCAAATGATGGCTGACCACCTTGAGACTCAAGATTAAGACCCTGCCAATTCGCATCTACAAAGTTCTTAGGGTTGAGAATCCCCTGAACAATACATTCACCCTGACTGAAACCACGAGAAACTGTAATCTGAATCGTTTCCAGCAACAACTGAGAACGATTGAGAAGTTCTTTCGCACCTAGACGACCAGTCAATGAGTTCGACACACTAGGAGCAAGACGAATAGCAAATGCCACCCTCGGAGTGGTGTTGATAGCAAAGTCGGTTCTCGCATAGTTAAACAGATAACCACGGTCTCGGTCAAACCCACCATCCATCACCAACGCACTACCCCAGTGAGATAGTGTTGGAGAACATGTATTGGAAATCTCAATGATACCCACGTTTCTGTTATGTGATGCGGCAGCGCCAGCAGTCAGGTTGTTGGTTGAACCTTGTTGATACTGAGTCAGTGTCGCAGACCTTGTGCAACCTGTGAAGTTACCCGCACCTTCGGTCACACTCTTACCAGTATATGTGATAATCTCATTATCAATGAGAAGTGTTCCTGTATCCGAGAACTCAAGTAGTTCCGCAACAGGAACCGTTGTATCACTATCAGTAATCGCAGCGGTCAAGAAAGTCACGGGAGTATCGTTCTCAATACTATATCTAACTGGAAGGTTACCAGAACGCATATATGCTTCATTATTGATGTTGTTGTTTTTCATTCTATGGACATATACCCATTTACCATCACCACCACGAATCATGAAGTGAATGAAACCAGCACCATACCATGAATACTCAATACCAATCATCTGCATCTTACCAGCATCAAAATTAGTTCCTGATGGGCCGTTTCCGTCCATCGTATCGAGATTCCAACGTGATTGAGGAACACGTTTTTCAGTAATTTTTGTCGCACGAATACCAGTTGCGGTAATACCACGATAATCTGGTGTTACATAAATGGTTGTATCGTTTGGAACTTGAGTGATGAAGTGAGTCATACCACGAACAATAATACGGTCACCCGCTCTCAACTGTTCAGTAAATCTGGTACTAGCACCCGTAATAGTGTTACTATCCTGTGTAGCATTAACAGTTCCCGTAATCTGTTGAGCAGATGACCTTTGAACACAATAGGTATCCTGACCATTGAACTCAAAGAAAATGCCATTTTGGTCGTCAAACATACCAGCACGAACCGCTGAACCTGTCCATGACTCAATATAAACTTTACAGACTTCATCAAGTCCTGCTGTCGTATCTCCCAGAGTTGATTTGGCAGCAATCGTAAAAGTATAGTCATCAACAATAGTCTGAACTGTATAGGTATCTTCGTAACCTGATGTTGATACACCCTCAAGTCTGATTTCGGCTTCTGGTTGTAGTCCGTGGTCAATGTCATCCGTTTTTACGGTGATTGTTGAACCAATCGTTGTACCATCTGCGGTGATTGACTGAATGTCATAGTTAGGTTTGAACAACGTACCTGATGACCACAAGAAACCTTTACCAGATTGATAACGGAAATACTTCTTGGTCTGACGAACCACAGTTGCCGCATAGGTCGGTGTCTTTGTAGAAAGAATAACACCACCGTCTTGCGGTCTATGCAGAATCGTTGCGTTGGAGAACGCATACAGAGTCGGCGAGCCTGGATTTGAAACAGCACCACCACCACGAGCAATATATTGTAAAGAAGTAAGTGACGGTGTTTTTTTGATGAAGAATGGCCCCGAAGCAAGTTCTTTATTGGTTCCAGTATCCATTTCAACATGAATGTTTGTGCCAGGAATTAGACCATGCGGACTTGCGAAATTTAATGTGATTGTTGTGGGGTCTCCACTATCACCAGATTGAACTTCTGCACCTGTAGCTGGAATAGACGCACTGGCATAAATGCCACCACGTTTTGCGAGTGATTCTTCGGTAAACAATGATTGACCATTTGATGTTCCGACAAGACCACGAGCAAAGTATGTTAGAGATGATGTGGTAGGAACTGTTTCGATAATAAAGTTACCATCAGCCCTACTGAAACCAAGAACACCTGAGTTAAGACCAGAAACGTTTACAACATCACCAACCAAAAGGTCGTGAACAGTATCAAAGGTGATAGTAATCAAACTGTTGGTCGAACTTGTCGTTGTATAGTCGGTTGTAACAGTAGTAATTGTTAAATCCACACCCGCTTCATCATAAGCAGATGGATAACCCTTCACGGTTCCGTAACCCGCCCACTTGGTAGGTTGAAGACCATATTCAAAGTCAGCGTCAATCTGTGAGAGAGGATTAGACACACGCATACGTTCAATCGCGTCTGTGCCAAATTGATAAGGTCTGATAATAGTACCATCACCCTTTGAATCTTCAACATAAATCTGTAGACCGTCTGTCGAAGACATTGCACTTGTATCTGTGTTCAGAGTAAATGTAGTATATCCGTCATATGCTTGGTCAATCGCATACCAGTCTGCCGCAGTATGATAACCACCTGACGTAAATGTTGCTGTTGAACCTGCAAACGACAAGTCAGCAAAATTGTATATAATTTTATTATCTGTAGTATTTGTTATTAATAATAATTTGTCTAACGAAAATCGGCCAGGAATTTTTACATTACCTACGCCCGCCGCGCCAGGCTCGAAAATATATTTACTTGATAATCTTTTACCCATTATTTCTTCCTATTATCCTAAAGCAACCGCAAATGCGATTGACTCACTTGTTGAAGCGAATTCTGCTGAATCTGCCGCAGTACCTTGTGCGCCAGTTTCACCTCGTTGACCTATAGATGTGTATACATTCCATGTGTTATTTATATAGATAAACTCAACGACATTCTGACCGATGTCAAGTTCAAAGTCATCTGCGTATCCTTCAATGGTGCTTCCGTTTCTACCAATGAACAATGAATTGTCTGTCCAGTTACCTACGTCAATAATTCTGACATAATCACCCGTTACTGGTGATGCTGGTAGAGTGATTGTGAAACTACCACCTGATGTATCAGCAGCGACCCTCTGAGATGATGAGGCGGTTATGTTGCTTGTTGTGACTGTGTAGTTCGTAGAAAATACACGGAAGTCCGAATCAAATCCAAGATATGAACCACGCAATGCGCCAAAGTTAAATGTTCCTAACTCAAACGATGAATCGTTGAAGTTGATAGTTTGGTCAGGTTGAGAACTATCTAGTCCGTCTTGAATAAGATTTGTAAAGACATACCATTCACCATTGGTCGCATCTCTTACGAAACCAGCACGTCTGATTGTTCCACTGTCATCACCATACCGACCCACGACACCAATGTCATAGATGTCTTGAGCATTACTATCAGCAACCTTAATAATCGCATTGGTGATACGAAGGTCATTCTGTGATGTAATGTTTTGTGTGCCAACAACGTTAAAGTCACCAGTGATTGTTAGATTACCATTGATAGTCGCCCCAGTAAATTCAACTGAGTCAGCAATTCCTATTGGTTGTCCAACAGAGATAATACCAGTTGCGGAGTCATATCCAACACCAGTTCCAGCAACCAAATGCGCTCTGACTTCTGTCGCACTAGGGCCATTATATGTAATGATGCCTGTTGAGGCACTATATGTCAGTGACCCATCACCACCCGCATCACTTACAGAGATTGCGTTCTTCGCATCACTATCTGCTCGTGCGGTGGTGTAGTAGAGATTATTTCCTTCTGAAAGGTCTGTCGTAGACTTATCACCAAATGCGGAATCAAATCTCACTTGGGTATAATAAAGATTATTACCCTCTGATAAATCTGTTGTTGAGTGGTTTGAAATGTCTGATACTTGACCCGTAACATTACCAATGAATGCTCCTGCGGCCTGCATGTTACCAGCAGAGAAGATGTCATTACCACGAAGGTTACCACCTACACCAAGACCACCAGCGAGAACCAGAGAACCCGTTGTTCTACTGATAGAGTTTGTGGTAGATGCGAGTTTGATGTCACCATTACTATCCATCTCAAAGAGTGTTGTGCCACCCTGCAAGTTATATGGTGTATTACCAACATCTTTCTTAATCAGAAGTTGCCAGTTTGCATTAGGGTATCCAAGAACAAACTGATTAGAATCCGCAGTTCCAACTGCCCCTAATACAGTTTGGAACTGATTTCTAACACCCAAAGCAACTGAAGCTGATGTATCAGAACTATCTTGTGATGTAAACATAAAGACAGTGTTAAGAGAATCACCATAGAAATCATCTTGATTGAATGATAAACTACCAAAGTTCTGAGCATATGCGAGAGTTGAACCGAGTGTCAAACTTGTTGTAGAAGCAAGTGTTGATGCAGATATGTTAGTAATCTGTGCCGAATCAAACGTTGCGTTTTGACCAGTTAGTGTGGTATTCGCAAGGTTTGTTATTGTCGCGCTATCAGATGTTACATTTGTGATGTTTGCGGTAGTGCCTGTAAGTGTTGTCAGATTAAGTGTAGTAATCTTTGCACTATCGGCATCCAAATACTGTGGGTCAAGTTTCGCAGTGAATGTTCCACCATCTGCTGTATTGATAGTGAAGATACTTGTTGCTGAGTCATACGATGTGCTTGTTACACCTGCCACAGCAATAGTTGAAACTGAATCAACCTCACCAAACTCATCAACCTTAATGATTGGAATCTGTGTCGCAGAACCATAAGTTCCAGCAACTACACCAGAAGTCGTTCTAAGGAAGGCTGGGAATGACCCGCCATCGGCAGTGCTAACTGTAAGTGTATATGATGCGGAGTCGTATGAAACGTTGGATACACCAGCAACCGTAACAGTTCCCGCACTATCCAACTGACCTTGAGCGTTTACAGTAAATACTGGGACTTCAGATGCAGAACCATATGTTCCAGCAACAACATTTGTATTTGTGATAGAGATAGCGTCATTCGCACTATCGTATGTGATACCTGTTCCGCCTGAAAGTGCTGCACCCAAGTCAGAGTCGAAGTTCGTCTTTGTATATACTTGTTCTACATCAAAGGAGAACTGACCAGTTGTCGGATTGTATGATAAGTCACCACCAGCAGAGAAGTGTCCTCTGACTGATAAAGCACTTGCACTATCTCCTAATGCAGAATCAAATCTTGCGCGGGTATAGTATAGATTATCACCCTCTGAGAGTGTAGATGTCGTGTATGGGTCTAGTGTCGCAGTCGTTATAAACGTTGCGCCATCAGCAGTCCCGATAGAAATGTTACCAGTATTTGAATCAAATGAGAGTGATGATACACCAGCAACGGTTACTGTTCCTGCACTATCAAGTTGACCCTGTGCGTTTACTGTGAATACTGGAATCTCTGTCGCAGAACCATAGGTCGCCGCAGTGACACCTGTATCTGTAATAGAAATAGTATCAGTAGAACTATCATATGTGATGCCTGTTCCACCATCAAGGGCCGCACCAAGGTCACTATCAAAGTTTGATTTGGTGTAAACCTGTTCTACATCAAAGGAGAATACACCCGTTGAACTATCATAGGACAAGTCGCCAGCAGCAGAGAAATGTCCACGAACAATACTAGCAGACGTTCCATCTCCCAACGCACTATCAAATCTTACACGTGTATAGTAAAGATTATCACCTTCCGTAATATCACTCGTTGTGTTGGTGAGGGTCGTGAACTTTAGTGTTCCGATGTTGGCACTATCAAAGGTTGCCTGTGAACCCGTCAGATTTGTGTTAGTTATATTCGTTGTGTTGACTGTTGAATATGTAGCAGTATCACCAATCAGTGTTGATGCATTCAATGAGGTGATTGTCGCAGAATCAATGTTCGCATTGAACGACTTGAGATTGTAGACTTGTTGAACGCCTGTTGTGTCTGAGTCAATCAGTTTATGCCACGCACCCGCATGAGCAAAATAACCACGACCTGTTGCGTGAACATGTGCATACATACCGTGATAGAGAGAAGCGCTTGGAAGGTCACCTTCTGTAGAATAAACATTCCCAAACAGAATCTTACCAGTAGTTTCTAGAGTTTGTCCACCAAGTGTCCAATAGTTTGTTCCCTCATCCCACAAGAAAGATACATTCGTATCATCACCACGTTCAACCTCAATACCCGCATTCTCAGTCGGTGTGCCTGTGGCGTTTGAGTTGAGAACAATAGTATTGTCCGCGAGATTGATTGTTTCGGTATTTAATGTAGTAGTCGTTCCTGAGATTGTCAGATTTCCGCCAACAGCAAGGTCATTGCTGATTGTTGTTGAACCACCAACAGCAAGTCCACCCGTTATCGTGGCACTATCTGTCGTTGAACCACCAGTGATTGTCAATCCGTTATTTACGTTTGCGCCTTGATGGAATGTTTCTGTGATATCTGTTCTTGCGACATCAGAGTCGTTGAAGATAAATGTCCCTGACGCACTATCAAACGAGAGAATATCATTATTAGTAGTTGATAGTTTGACACTGATGTTTGTTTTATTACCATCACTATCAACAACAACAAAACTACCATTACTATCTTTTAAGTCAAGTGACCCAAGACTAATGGTATTACCAGAGAGGAATAAGTCTCTGAACTTTTTAGATTCACTACCAAGGTCATATGCTTCATTTGAATCTGGAATTAGAGAACCAGTAAATGTCCCGTTAGTAAATCCAAAGTTATATTGATTTGTCGCACTATCATAAGTGACAGTGACATTATCATCACCTCGAAGATTTGTAACCTCGTAGTTTCCTGTAGAGGATTTGTAGGCAATGATAGAACCATCTGATTCTATCGCGGTAACATCAACCCCACCTATGTTGGTGATAGCGAAAGAACCAGCAGTCACTCGTTTTACGGGAGTTCCTACTATAACCTTCTTGACAATAATCTTTTCAGTCATGGTTTCCTCTTATTATTTGGTGACCGAAGGCGAGACTTCGATTTGTCCTTCGAGGACTCTTTGAATTATTTCATTATCATCACTGTCAGTATAAGATACTTCTACATCATAAACATATCGACCTCTTGTTTTCAGAGTATCAGTTTG